TAGGACATCAATCTAAAATTATATTTTCTGGAGACTTTAGACAAACAGACTTATATAAGAACAATGATAAATCAGGACTTAAGAAGTTTATACAAATAGCGGAGAATATGCCGTCATTTGATACAATAGAGTTTGGTCCTGAGGATATTGTTCGTTCAGAATTAGTCAAAGAGTACATATTAGCAAGGGTAAATTACGAAGAAAAATACGAATAAGTGCTTGACTTTTGGTCCTAAAGAGTGCATAATGTACGCATGAAACTAAAGAAAGCCATCGAATTTGCTACTAAAGCACATGAAGGACAGACTAGAAAATACACTGGTGAGCCCTACATTGTACACCCTTTAGAAGTAGCTGATATTGTAAAGACTGTAGAGCATACAGAAGAAATGCTTATGGCAGCAGTTCTACACGACACCGTAGAAGATACTGATACTACAATACAAGACATAGACAGAGAGTTTGGACCTGTTGTGGCTCAATTAGTAGAAGAATTAACTGATGTTTCTAAGCCAGAAGATGGTAACAGAGCCTTCAGAAAAGGGTTAGATAGGGAACATTCAGCACAGGCATCTGCCCAAGGACAAACAATTAAGATAGCAGACCTTATAAGTAACACTAAGTCTATAACAGAACATGACCCTCATTTTGCGAAGGTTTACATGAAAGAAAAGGCTTTATTGTTACAAATCCTTGATAAGGCTGATAAAATTCTTTTGAAAAAAGCACAGAAAAAGGTTGACATTTGGTTCAATTGAGTGCATAATGTATGTATATTAAATAAAAAGTGAGGACTAAATAATATGAAACAAGAACTAATAACTAAAATCGAAGGACTTTGTAAAGCAATCGAAGGACAACACTTCAAAGCTTTCCCAAGCCTTAAAGACTACGGTGTTACTTACAAAGCAGGCCGTAAATTCTGTAAAATTATTATTACTGACGGCAACGGCGGTGATAGATCTGTATGGGGTTTCGTTAACCTAACACATGAAAAGTTCAACGAAGGCGATGTACTTAAAGCAGCCGGTTGGGCAGCTCCAGCTCTTAACAAAGCTAGAGGAAATGTTTTAAACGGTTACAGAGTAGGAGCTAGAGAACAATATGGTCCTGGTTACTTGTCTGGTTACTCAGCAGGTGGAACTAGAGACGGAGGTCTAGTTTAATGGAAGATAGGGAACACGAATATCTAATGAGCGTCCAGGATGAACTGAGCGCTCATAATGACGCAGCCCAAGAAGCACATCACATGGAACAAGAAGAAGCCCAAGCAAAAGCAGAAGGTTTTTGTATCCATTGTGGTTCCGATATAGATGATTGTACAGGATATAAATGCTGGATTAGATAATGTTTATACACGAGTCGGTTGACTTAGCTCAACTGAAAAGAAAAAATACTGAAGAAGGGCGTCGTTATGAGACGCCCCAAGGTGCTCTTTATCCTTCGGTAACGACAATACTTTCCCACAAGTCAAAGCCCTTTATACAAGCATGGCGAAAACGAATAGGTGAGAAAGAGGCAGACAAAATTTCCTCACGAGCAGCTCGTAGAGGTACAAAAATTCATCATCTTGTTGAACACTATCTCAACAACGATACAGAAAAAGAACAAGAAGGTATCTTAACATTAGATTATATTGATAAAGAAATGTATATCAATATGAAAGATCTGTTAGAAGATATCAATAATATTAGATGTTTAGAATCTACAATGTATTCAGATCACTTACGATTGGGTGGACAAGTAGATTGTATTGCAGAATATAAAGGTCAACTTTCTGTTATAGATTTCAAAACATCTACAAAAAGAAAAACAAGATCACAATGCTATAATTACTTCATACAATGTAGCGCTTATGCTATTATGTTCGAGGAACATACAGGCATACCAATCAATAATTGTGTTATTCTAATGACACAACAAGACGACGGTCCAGTGGTATTTACTGCTACAAGAGACGATTTCGTACCTAAACTTATCGAAGCTCGAGATGCATACGAAAATAGATAGGACGATTTGTATAAATAATACAAGGTGACGATAACAATAATATAATAATAATGTCATCGAGGAGTAAAAATGAAAAGGATACTAGCTATCCTTCCTTTCCTTTTTATTGTAGGTTGTGCCTCAGTAGCGACAGGCATAGACACAGCTAGAAATGTAGTAGCAACAAGCGTCTCAACCGTTACAGAGGCAGGTGCTTCTATGGTTGGCGCAGTAGCTAAAGATGTTTCTGATGTTGTTTCTACAACGGCAGAAGTAACTGCTGGTGTTGTTGATACTATAGGCGATGAAGTCAAGGACCAAGCAAAAGAGCTTGAAGTTAAAGAACCTGACTTCCCTACAGGAGAATTAAAGGACTAGGTAAAGGATCAAACCAATAAGGGGTGGCTGTAAAAGGCGCCCTTTGTTGTCTTTGCACTATTGATATAATTAATTGTTACAATTGGCAGAATTATTCCTGTAAATACGGCCAACCCTTATAAATAAAAGTGATATATAGATTCCATCTATATGTTTATATACAATTAATTAATAGGAGAGTCTCATGACCACAGCAACCTTTGGCGAGGTAGCGAAGTTCATGAAAACCAATGTTGAAAAGATAAGAAGCAATGACAAAGTTTGTCTTGTCTGCGATGCGATTCAATTAGTAGCGCTTATGATCTTCCCGCTATTATTGCCAGTATTTTTAATATATGCACAAATGGGCCACTTATAGGACCTAATAGTGCTGGATGGGCGGTAGAAATATCGCCCATTCTATTCTGCGCTTATAAATAATTATGTTATTAATGGAGATGAAAATGAAGCAGATCGTTGCTTTATTAATTGTAACAGGGTTCCTAGCAGGTTGTGGGGCTCAAGTCTCATTAACAGCTTCTGTACCAGAAGGCAAAGACTTAGATGTTACAATTAAAACCTCAGAAACCCCGGGAAACTAGATAATCAACAACAAGACCCGTATGTTGATTTTCCTACTGGGCAATTAAAGTAATACAATGGTCCTATAAGGTCTTGTAATATACTCCCTACGAAAGTATAATAAATAACTATTATGCGTAAAAAGAAACTTAAAATCAGGAATCCTGTAGCCCGTTATGCTAAATTGTTTAACAAGGCCACAGTCGTGCCTGATAAAACTAAGTATAATCGAAAGAAGGATAAGAAAGTTTCTGACGCTGATATAGACTAATAAAGGAGGAACCATATGCGTAAGTTATGGATAACATTACCGATATTATTTTTTGGTTATGTAGGGCAAGTAGAAGCCAATAGTGATGTACATTGTTTGGCAGAAAATATTTACCATGAAGCCCGAGGTGAGTCTACAGCAGGTAAAATGGCTGTGGCACTTGTTACACTTAACAGAGTAAAGGATGAAAGATTCCCTGATACTGTTTGTGGTGTGGTAAAACAAACTAAATTTTATCCTAGTGGAAGGATAGATTTACATTCTTGTCAGTTCAGTTGGTATTGTGATGGTAAATCAGATAAACCAAGCGACAAGAAATGCTGGGACGATGCGTTACTAATTGCACAAGTTATGATATCATATAGTGCAATAGATGTAACAGGAGGTGCCTTGTGGTACCATAGTCGTAAAGTACAACCAGAGTGGTCTATGGTTTATATAAAAACAGTAAGCATAGACAACCATATCTTTTATAAAGACCTTGACTAAAGCATTGGAAGATCATATAATAAGCACATGTTAACGGATATACCACATGTGATAGTTACAGGCGGTTGTGGTTTTATAGGATCACACCTTACGAAACATCTATTGACGCAAGGTTTTTGTGTTACGGTTGTTGATGACAACAGAACAGGAAATGTATTTCACAGTCATGACAGCGTAGAGTATCATAAATGTGATGTTGTAGATTTCAACCCACACAAAAATTCTATAGAACCACCTTCCGCCATTTTTCATTTAGCAAACAGCCCTCGAGTAAGGAGGGCTTTGGAATATCCTACAGAAACGATTGTAAACAATATAGGAACAACATGTGCAGTAGCAGATTGGGCTAGAATATTTAATTGTAAATTATTCTTTTCTACATCTTCTAGTACACAATATGCAGAGTCTTTAAACAATCCTTATACATTTAGCAAGGTTGTTTGTGAGTCTGCTCTAAGCATGTACAGAGAATTGTATAGTTTAGATTATGTTTTAATGTATTTCTATAATGTATATGGACCTGGCGAGGCAGACTATGGGCAATACAGCACAGTCATTAGAAAGTTTAAACAGGATTATTTGGCAGGAAACCCTTTAACAATATATGGCAAAGGAGATAAAGAGCGTGATTTTACACATATAGATGATGTAATACAAGGAATGTTACAACTTACAGCAGATCCTACTAGCCCTTCTATTGCACATTTTGGAAGTGGTAGTCCTAGATCAATAGCATCAATAGCAGATTGTTTTAAGCATCCCGTTGTACATTCATTTGACAGAAAAGGAGAGGCACAGAGAACACATTGTGAACTTCCTTATATAGAACCCACGCACGATGTACACGAATATATAAAGAACTGGGTTCAGGAGAATAAAAGTGGAACCAAAACTAATAATTGATAATACAATAAAGATGACAGAAGAAAAAATAAGTGACATATTTTTAGTAACAAAAGAGTTTCATACCTCTACAGAGTTTTCTCAGTTTATTGAAAAGATGGCTTTTAATACACAATCACCCTGCATGGATATTGTTGTAGATTATTGTATAAAAAAGGAAATTGAAATAGAAAGTATATCTAAATTTTTAACAGCTTCTTTAAAGTCTAAGATAAAAGAAGAAGCATTAGACTTAAACTTACTAAAAGAAAAGAGAAAAAATAAGTTACCATTGTGAAAATTTTTGTATCAATAGCATCATATCAAGATCCTATACTTAAATATACAATTAAATCTATTACAGAGAATGCTAAGTATAAGAACGATTTAGTATTAGGAGTATTTGATCAAGCCGAGGAGACTCTCACAGACTTACCTAGTAATGTAAGATATAAATCCTGTCACCCTAAAGAAGCTAAAGGTTGTTGTTGGGCAAGAAGTACAATACAAGAAGAATTATTTGAGGGAGAAGATATCTTTATGCAAATAGATTCACATACATTATTTGCTGAGGATTGGGATAAAAATTTATTACAAAAATATGAGGATTGTAAAAATTGGTTTGAGAAACCTTTAATAACAGGATATCCTAGAGGTTTTGATGTTATTGTAAAAGGACAAGGATTTTTTAATTCAGACGAAGAGTATATTTTTAAGAAAACAGACAAGAATACAAATACTCATATTATGACAATTCATTTACCTTTTAATGATGGATATCATTCAGGACAAATAGCAAAAGGAATGAATGACAGTAAGTATTATAGGGGTTTTGGTTTATCAGCAGGACTTATATTTACAGAAGGAAACTTTGTAAAAGAGGTTCCTTACGACCCTAGAATTTATTTTGGTGGAGAGGAAACAACATTAGCAGTAAGAGCTTTTACACATGGTTATGAATTAGTTCATGTTCCTGATACACCTTTATGGCATTGGTATAATAGTGATAACCAAGAATTAAAAAGAGAATTGCATTGGAACATGCACGAACAAGACGAAGAGTTAAAAAAAGCAAAAGACGATTATATTGCATCTGCTAAGAAAGTAGTTGACAATGTATTACAAGGCAAAGATACTTTATATGGTTTAGGAGATAAAAGAACATTAAAAGACTTTGCAGGACTAAGTGGTTTAGATTATACGAACAAATCTGTACAGATGGATAAATGTTTATTCAAAGAATATGAAGAAGCAGGTTTTACATTAGATGATGATTTTGAATGAGTTACGAAGATAAAGGATTCCAGGCATACAATTTATACCTTTCTATAAGAGCACACTTTCATGGTGGCACAGGTAAAGATTATGATATTACAAAAGCCCCTAAACAGGTTAGAGTGTCTTATGAAAATTACAGTAAGAAAGCAAGTATAGCATCTATGTTTCGTATATTAACAGAACGAAATGATTACGATACTATACATGATATAATCGTATCTAACTTTGCTCATGGAGACAAATATGGAGGCATGCCATTTGATAGTAATGCAATGGATGTCTATAAAGATTGGGTATCAAGAAGAAACAAAAGATCATACCAATTTGAACAAGATTTAAATTCTATATATGATAGAATGAAACAGGATAATATAGAGGATTGTACAGTAGATTCTGGGCACCCTCTTATTATAAAGATGCTATTAGGAAAGCAAATAGCATTGGAGACAGTCGTTATAATAAACCGTGAATTAAATTTTATTGATGATTATAAAGACGATTTGATATTGAAGGATACATGTCTAACGGTAATAAAATATACACCATTCTTAGAACAGAGTACCAAACAGATGTATCTGAAACATCAAAGTCTTATAAATAAAATTGCTAGGACTAGAAATAGTTCTAATACAACGAAAATAATATAACGCAATACAACGCAAATACGGAGGAAAATATGTCGTTAAATACACTTTCACAACTACGCCAACAGCGCGGAAATTTCGATACCCTAATGAAGGAAGTCGAAAAAATCTCAAACCCACAGTCAAACTTTAAAAAAGGTGACGACCGTGAGTGGAAACCCACAGTAGACTCAGCAGGTAACGGTTATGCCGTTATTAGATTCTTGCCCTTATCTAAAGGTGCAACGGATACTGAAGTTCCTTGGGTAAGAATTTTCAACCATGGATTTCAAGGTCCTGGTGGAAAATGGTATATTGAGAATTCTCTCACAACTCTAAACAAACCTGATCCTGTTTCAGAATTAAATACTGAACTATGGAACAGTGGTGTAGACGCTAACAGAGAAATTGCTCGTAAACAAAAAAGACGCTTGAACTATTGGGCTAACATTTTGGTAGTCGAAGATCCAAGCAATCCAGACAACGAAGGTAAAGTTTTTATCTACAAGTTTGGTAAAAAGATCTTTGATAAGATCCAAGATGTTTTGAAGCCAGAGTTTCAAGACGAGAAACCAGTTAATCCTTTCGATTTTTGGGAAGGAGCAAACTTCAAACTAAAAATTAGACAAGTAGAAGGCTATCGTAATTATGATAAAAGTGAATTTTCTACGCCTTCTGCTGTTGCAGATGATGATACTAAGATTGAAGAAATTTGGAATAAACAATATGACTTAGGTACACTTGTTTCTTCAGATCAATTTAAGTCTTATGAAGATTTGAAAGCTAAATTGGATATGGTTTTAGGTTCTAAAACTGTACCTACAGCGGAGTCTATCTCAGCACAAACTAATGATGCTGCTGATGATAACTTTGTTGAGGCTGTCAAACAAGCAGCACCTGCACCTGTAGCATCAGAACCCGTTGTCGAAGATGACGATGATGATACACTTTCTTACTTCAAACAGTTAGCTGATGAGAAGTAAATAAAACATAGAGTTTTGGGAGGCTCCTTACGGAGCCTTCTTTTTATCTACATAAATAGTAGTATGTTTAATTTATCCTACACTACAAAGGTAGCAGTAAAAATTGTTTTATTATATGCAGTAGCATTAATTTGTGTTCCTTTGTGGTTTATATTTGAACAACCCTCAATCGGCGAAGTCATATTTTGGTTTGCACTAGCAGCATTTGTTTCACGAATAGCAAATGTAGGATATCATAGATGGCTTACACACGCACAGTTTATACCTAGTTGGTTTGGCAGAAAATTAATGTTGTGGTTTATGGTAATGACAGCAGAAGCACCTCCAGGACATTATGTAGTATCTCACTTACAACATCACGCTAACACAGATGAAGATGGAGACCCTCATGGTCCTAATCAAATAGGTTTTAAAAGACTATTCTTTGGACAATATGATGAAGTAAAACCTCGAGTAGGTTTCCTTAGACACTATTCTAAGCAAAAGGATGCACAATTCGTTACAAAACATTATTGGTTATTATACTTAATTAATTGGATTGTGTTTGCTCTTATAAGCAAATGGCTTACAGTATGGTTAGCATTTATGTTTGCTTGGAGTTGGATATGGTTTCTAGTTATTAATTGGGGAGGACATGGAGGTAAAAAAGGAGAACCTACAAACCTAAATTGGTTATGTAATATCTTCATGGGAGGAGAAGACTATCATAAAAATCATCACGACAAACCGGGACGATTAGTATATGGTAAGTACGATACAACAGGCAGATTTATTGTGCCTTTACTATTAAAATAATTATGTTTGATATACCTATATACCACAAATCAGATATAGCAAAAGAGTTATTACCTCATCTACAAACAGAGGTTCAAGCAGAATACGATAGAAGAGAATTTTACGAAAAAGCAAATCCTGAAATGGGAAGTCATTATAGAAAACTTTCTGTATATGATGAGAAAGGAGAACATGCATCTGTTACACTTTCAGACCCTATGGTAAATATAACTCATTACCCAGAATTACAAAAAATAATACATACACACGCAATAGAATATTTAAACAGTTTAACTTCATTTCCTTTTGCAGATATGTTGGAAATGAATTGGAATCATTATTCTTGGTGGTCCTGTTTTGACGGAGGAGATAGTTATTCATGGCACAATCATAGTCAGTTCTTTCTTATAGCAACTTACTATTTAGAGTGTGATGAAGAACATACACCTATAGCATTTAGAAATCCTATAGGAAATTTGTTAGAAGCATGGTTACCAGGCAAAATGACGGGTATAGATACAGAGGTTGTTATAAAACCTAAAACAGGAGATTTAATGATTTGGCCAGCATGGTTAGAACATTATGTATATAACAAAACTTTGTGGCAACTAGAACAACAAAACGATCCTAATTTAACTACACATAGAGGTGGTAATTGGAATAAGATTGTTGCAGGACATAATCCTAAAAATTCTAGTTACGAGTCTATAAGAAAAAGTATTACTATAAACTATATGAAACCAGCAGAATTGTTTGGTTGGCATATTAAAAGAACGGGAAACAATAATGAATAGAGAAGAAGTTTACGAACAACTAAAAATAGATGAAGGAGTAGTCTATGCAATCTACAACGATCACCTCGGGTATCCCACCTTTGGAGTCGGTCACCTTATCAAGGAGAGTGACACGGAACATGGAAGGCCAGTTGGAACTCCAATTGACGAAGAAAGAGTTAGGTCGTGTTTCGAACAAGACCTTGACATTGCCATTGGAGAGTGTTCAGCTTTATACGGAGAGAGGGAATTTGGAGAACTACCCGATCCAGTCCAGCAAATCTTGGTTAATATGATGTTTAACATGGGACGAACTAGACTATCTAAGTTTAAAAAAATGAACGCAGCTATAGCAGAAGGAGATTGGAAAACTGCAGCTGTTGAAGGTAGGGATAGTCGTTGGTATAACCAAGTTAGAAATAGAGCTGAAAGATTGATGAAAAGATTGGAAGTAGTTTAGACCATTCGTCTATCATAATACCTTTCAATGGTACTATAATTATTTCTCACGCCTGGTGAGCCTATAGCAACTGCTACTTTACTGTCTGCTTTAGGAGCTGCCGGTGCTTGTGTAGTATTGTTTACTACAACGGGAGCGCTAGAATCCATAGTATCTGCCTCTTTACCTAAACGAGTCATGTTATCCACAGCTTGTCCTGTGGGCGATACACTTGATTCAATACTGCCACGGGGCGAGTTGGGGTGGACTGCATCCCATGTTCTCCGAGATATCTCTTCCTCACTAAGTCCTGTATCCTTTAGAATTTGAGCGTGCTCTTTCATAAATTCTTCATCATTCTCTGCAGCCAGTGGATTGAATATATTGTATCTTTGGTTCATTCCGCCTTCCATTGTCGCTCTATCCATTTCTGATACTTCTGTTCCAAATGGACCTTGGAAAGTTTCGTTGTTAAACACTGCTGCCGAGGCTGATGTACCTTCAAAGTCAAGGTCAGTTCTGTCTACTCCTCCTATTGCTTGAATTTCTCCTTCATTATTCATTAACGCTTTTACAATGGCAGCATTTTTAATAGCGGCTTTATCATTATCTGATATATCTTCTCCCGCTTCTTTCAATAGTTTATCTTCTATCTGTTTAGCTTCTTGTTTAATTTTGCCTGCAAGAGCGCTATCTTTATCTTCAATTTGTCTCATTGCTGTATCAGCTTGTGCGTTTGACTCTTCTAACTCACTTGCACTAACTGGAATAGCATCTGCTATTTTACCACCAGCTTTCTTGCCTAACCAACTACCACCAAAGTAACCAATAGCTCCACCAATTAATCCACCAATTGCTGTTCCTACAACAGGAACAACAGAGCCAATTGCTGCACCAGCAGCTGCTCCTGCTATAGCTCCTCCTGCTCCACCTGTACCTTCACCTATTGCCTCACCTTTTGCTACTTGTTCTTCTTCAGCTGTTAATTGTCCGGCATCAGCCATTGCCTCAGCTTCTCTACTTCCAGATACTGCTGTATAAATCCCAGCCCCTACACCAGCTACAGCTGCTAATGGGCCTCCAAATCTAGCTGCGCCTTTAAGTAATCCTTTTGCTCCTCTAGCAAATCTTCCACCTTTACCTTTACCTTTACCTTTATTCTTACCGCCTCCGCCAACGGGTGGAAACATTCCTCCACCGCCTCCGCCACCGCCTGATGCAGTTTGTTCTAACTGTTCTAATATTTTTTGTAATGTTTCTTCTGTTGCTGGTTTGTCAGAATCTTTAGATGTACCCGATCTTCCAGATACTAATTTTTCTCTTTTACTTTGTTTTCCTGCTGCTCCTGTACCAGCTGCTTCAAGTGTTTCAGATGCTTGAGCTACACTTTCTCCTGATGTACCATCTATTTGAACAACATCTCCTCCAGGTGTTCCTATACCGTATTGTTCGCTCCATTCTTTTTTCTTCTTATCTTCCCAAGTTTCTTTAGGATCGCCTGTAAGACCTAATCCTTCATCTCCTTGCATACGCTCCATTGCGTCTTTTTGACTTTCAATTTCAAACCCTTGTTGTACATTTTCTTGGAATTGTAGTCTGCCTTGTAGTCCTTCTACATTAGCTAATTTTCCTGTGCCTGCTTTACCGAAGAATCTATCGGCTCCAAATGCCTCACCCAATCCTTTCTTAGATAAAATATCTGTTCCTGCATTTATACCTAAGAAATTTGTTTTAATTCCTGTTCCTAAATTTTTAAGAAATCCACCTTGTGATTTATCTGCTACAGAATCCAGGCCTAATTTACCTGCTAGTTCTTCACCACCTGTCTTTTTTAATTTTTCAATTTTTTCCATTACATCTTTTTTAGTGCCTTTGCCTGTTTGCATGGCTGAAAAAGCTGCTGTTAATTCTGATAAACTTCCTTGTGCTGCCTCATTATTGTCTAATGCTTTTTGTACTTCTGCTGCGTTATATCCTATGTTTTTAGAAAGTTCTGCTGCTCCCTCAGAGGCTCTAAATTGGGAACCAGATCTTGTTGTACCCACTAACCCTTGTGATATTCTAACATCTTCTGCTAACGCTTTAACAGGGTCTGTGGCTGTAAATTTGTTTGTATCGGCGTCTCTGAATTTGGCAGTTCCTGTTGTATAATCTCCAGCTCTTTTAATATTTTTACCACCAATTCTTAATTGTTCACCTTCTTTAAATGTAAGCATTCCGCCTTCATTCTTCCATTGTCCACTTAATTCGTCACCTGTTATTTTTTGTTTGTTTAAACTTTTGTCAGTAGTTTTTACATTCTTACCCAAATCATGAATGTCTGTTACATTCCTTTCTCTCTTTAATGCAGCCTGATCTCTATCATATTGTGCTGCGTAGTCGGCGTCTGACATGCCATATCCAGAACGCTTATCTTTTGTATCAAGTTTTTTACCTGATCCTGATATTGTAGTTTTATCTGCAGTCTTTTTAATTTGTTCACTATCTGCTGCTAGTTTAGAATCTGTTTGTGCGCTTGCTGATTGTGTATCGGATACTGTTTTTTGTATATTATCTAACCCGTCCAGTTTTTTCATTATCTGTTGGTTTTGTTCTAATATAAGTTCTCGAGCTACTTTTGCACCCGTGTTATGTTTCCTTTGCTTTTTATTATCATCTATAAGTTGCTTCTCAACAGCTGCAGTCTTAGCTCTGTCCTTCCTTTCAACATTAAACATAATGACTTCTTTAGCAATTTGAAGTGCATTAGCTTTTTTGTTAGATTGGGCGTCGTCTTTTAATTGAGATGTATCAGCAGCAGTATCGTCGTGTCTTTCATGTAGAGCTTGTTCCAGCTCTTTCATTTCCGAAGACTGAGCTATATCCGACTCTTTCGGATCTAACTCTTTCATCTTTGCTAATATTTCTTCTATCTTTTTATCGGACATTTTTAATATTTCCTTGTTTCTGCTCTTTCTTTAGCCTTCTCAGCTTTCTGTTTCAGATGTAGAATTAGCATATTGACATAAACTTCCCTTTCCCAAGGCATCATGTTTTCTAGCTCTGTCAGACTATATTGATGCTCTTGCATTAACAAAAAGTTAGTCTTGTAATAGTTTCCAAGACTCTCCTGAGAAAGGATTAGGCGAAAAAATGTTCGTACCCATTGATATTAATTATTTGTTCTGCCTCACAATGTGGACATTTATAATCAATATTATGTGATAGAATAGGTATCGCTCTAAGAAATTCTCTCATTTCACCAAATGATTCTACAGGAAGATTTTCTACAAACTCTTGTAGCTCTTCTCTTGTAACATCATTAATACTAACTTCTTCCTCTTCTGTTATGATAGATTCTATACAGTTAGCAATAGTATCAATATCTGACTGTTTATCCTCAGCTACTACATCAAGAGCACGAGGATATCTCATTTTAATAACAAACTCTTCTCCTACTTTGACTTCATTGTCAGGTAAGGAGTCTAAACCTTTGACTGTTAAGTCTTTAAGTTCCATCTCATATTTTGTGGATTTTTTACATTCTCCACAAACAAGATTGAACTCTTGTGTGCTTCCTATTGAAGCCTCTCGAATTCTTATGAATAAGTCTTGCATATCAAACATAGCTAATTTAGTAGCATCGAGTTTATCGAATGTACAATTTTCTATAATTTGTCCACAAGCATTAATCATGTCTTTGAATTCTTCACTTTCACTAGCCAACATAAGAATCTTTTCTTCCTTTACAAGAAAGGGTCTGAACTTTACAGTCTCTCCTGTAGATGGAACAGTAGTCTCAAATATTGGTGTTTCTACTTTAGGTAATGACATATTTTATCTCCAAATTAATCATCAGAATTAAACGCAGGCAAGTAATCGCCACCGGTTCTAGTAAGCTCTCTATCAAGACCTGTTATAACTTCTTGAACATTGTTAGGATCTTGTGAGTAATGGCCTTTTTTACTTGGCACGAAGGAAACTTTTCCATCTCCATCTTTTTCTAATTTACCCGAATTCACTCCTGTGTTGTTCTCTTTGTATCCGTTACTAAGAACCATTTTAGCTTCCATATCACTTTTGTAAGGTCCATAAACTTCTGAAGAGTCCCAATACGCTGATGATATTATTAATGTATTTCTAACAGCACTTACAGTTCCACTAGACAGAGGTACCAAGTTAATTACTTTAGGCATAGCCTCATATAGAGTCCATTGTTTTTTAACATTGTCCTGTACATCTAATGCTTTAATAATTATTTCTGTTGTTACACTATCGGGGTAACCTATTTCTTGGCTAACAGTATCAGCACAAGCGTTTACCCAATGTTCAAAGAAACTTCTCAAGAACCAATCTTGATCTGTAAGAAATGTAAAGTTAATTTCGTTTCCTAGGAAACCTACTTTTGTGTTTCTAAAGAAAGTCCAAGGACCTACATTATATTCTTTGTTACTTAATATCATACCAGGTATTTGTACTTCTTCACAAAATAGACAAACATCGGTTGTAAGATTTTTAACACCATCGGCAAATTGCCAGTTCTTAAGATCTTCATTTGCTCCGGGGCCTTCAATTAATTTACCAATATTGAATTCTACTTCAAATCTTTCTGCACGGGCAAAGGTTCTTTGTTTAAGTTCCTCTCTATACCGTTTAAAGGTTCCCCATGATTTTCCTTGAGCCACTTAC